TATAACCACCACTTGCACCACCAATCTCTATTCTACCATAACCAGTTGATGGAGTAACTACTATTTCACCACTATCAACATATAAATGACCACTATCGTTAATTTTAACTTTTACATCATTATTAACCGCAAACTGTATTGGGTAATCATCTAAATAAGCTCCAGTTGATGGATCACCAATGGCTGAATCTAATTCACTATCCCAGTTACCAGCATTTAAATATAATCTCGCACCACCTTGTAAATCTAAAGCATCTGAATGTGTTGATGAATTACTAAAGTCATTAAATGCACCGATACTAAATCTAACATTTTCAGTACCAGTTCTGTGAAAAGTTGAATTATCATTAAAATATAAAAATGCTAAATCACTAGCAAAGTTAAGATCTGAATTAAATATTATTTTTCTTGTTGATGCTCTTTCAAATATTAAATCATTTTTAAAATTACCAGTTACAGATAAATCACCTACAATATCTAATCCATCTAAAAATTTACTTGATCCATCTATAAACAACTGACTAGCTGTAGAATCCCACTTAATACTAGCATCATTTGCTGTGTCGTTACCAAAGTATAATTTTAAATTATCTACAATGTGTGGTGATCTTCCAAATGGTACTGTATTTGTAGAGCCATCAATTCTAAAATATTCAATAATACCACCACTACCATCATCACATCTAAATATTATAGATTTATCATCAGCTTTATTTTGTATGACAAAATCACCTTTTACGTTTTCGATAACACCATTTGTATCGTTATGTACTATAAATAAGTCAGAATCATCGCCAAAAATTAATTTAGAATCATCAGTAAAATTCATATCCCTGTCAACTCTATTAGGAACATCATTTGCCCTACCAGCTCCAAACACTTTTATTAATCCATTAGTAGCATGAGATTTTATTACTACTGCTATTTTTTGTACTTGACTACTAAATGCAGTTGGTTTTGTGGCTGTAAATTCACCAGCAGTTTCAGACACATATAATTCATCTCCTATACTAAAACTAGATGTATCTATCCCACTTACTGCTCCAAACATTACAGCTTCACCCTCTGCCTCATTTGCAATAGTTTCATTTAATACACCTATTGCTGGCATACTAGCCACTACATTAGCATCAGCTGGAACAACCTCTATAACATTGCCACTTGGTGGGGTTGCTGTTGGTGCCGCATGGACAACAACTCCTTTTGCAAGTGAGCCACCACTTACATTTTTTACTGTAACCTCTAATCTTTTTGCAACATCAGCACTACCAGTATTATCATCTACATATTTTTTAGATGCTGCATGAGCATCTGCTGTTGGTGTTTCTGGAATACTTACTTGACCACTAAACGTACCAGTTGTACCAGAAATAGAATCATTTAAAGTTATTGTGCCACTAGCTGATGTTAATTGTAATCCTATACCATTTGCAGTTTCTATTAAACCATTTGTGTGTAATCTTAAAGCATCAGCATCATTAGTTCCATGAATACTTACATAATCACCAGAATCATTGTCATCAGATGGCACTAAATGTAAAACACCCTCATTTGTTTCACTATTAGATGTTTCATGCATTATATATCCAGGGTCATTACTTGATGTACCAGCATTAAAATATATATATGATTTATCTGTTGTTGTATCAGCAAAAGTGTCTGCAATTGCAGCAGTTTCATCCTCTGTATAAATATCTATTCTAGGATTATTGCCAGTTTCACCAATATATAAATGATCAAAATATCCCTCTGCCCATTTATTATTGTTTGCTCCTATGTTATAAGTAGAATCAGCATTAGGTAAAATATTACCACTAAAAGTTGAACTAGAATCTGCTGAACTAATAACAAGTATATTTGTCATGTTACCACCCTCACCTGTCCAACTATCTCCATAACCAAAATATAAACTAGCATTAGCACCCATAATAATCGCTGGTTTATTTACTCCACCAGAATCTTGATTACCAATCAAAATACGTTGAGCTGTTGCACTTTCTGTAATTCTTATAGCACCAGCAAATTGACCAATGCTACTAAAAGTAGCTGTTGTTCCACTTACAGTACCACCAGTTACATTACCAGTTAAGTTACCAGTTACATTGCCAGTTACATTACCAGTTACATTACCAGTTACATTACCAGATACATTGCCCTCTAAATTAGCCACAAGAGTTCCAATTGTATATCCACTAGCTGATGTATCAACAGTTGTTGTTGGCTCAACAGTAGTGCCTATAAATAGCTTAAACTTGTCATCACTAGCATCATTGAAAAAACCTTTATATTTTGTACCAGTTGCTACATACTTACCAAACAAACCTATGTCTAGTGTATTGGCTGTATTGTCTTTTGCTAATTTTATTATTGGATCTTCAACTGCTAAATCTTGTACATTTAAATATGTAAGTGTACCATTTACTGTAAGGTTACCAGATACAATTAAATTACCTCCAATTTTAGCATTACCACTTGTATGAAACTGATAAGCTGGTGAAATACCAATACCTAATCTAGTTCCAGATAAATATAAAGGTGAATCGTTACCTAAACCATCACTTAAAAGTTTTGGAGTTCCAGTTAAGTTTGAATTGTCTCCAATTTTGATTATTGCATTATAAGTATCTTGAACCCTTAAACCAGTATATGATGTTGCCATAAAATGTTTTTTACAAATTTAAGCAATTTCGTTTACCTTTGTTTCCCTTGACCTCGATACTTTTTTTTGTAACCTTTTTGACCTTTTGATGCATTCTTTGAGTGTATGCCTGGTCGCTTCTTTTTTTGTTTAGCTCTATATATTTGAACTATATTTTTTGCCATTATTTTTTAAATATACTTGTTGCTTTTTCTGTTGTACGCCCACCAAAATATGCTAACACTACTGCCATCATAACTTTTTCAAATGTATCATTCCAAGTTTCACCTATATGAAATGGCACACTTTCAATACTATCTAATATACCAGCCAATGAAAAAACAACTATACACCAAACTAAAACAAGTGGTCGCACATTCTTACTTAGCCAAGAATCGCTAATTGAATCAGCTTTCCATCTACTAGTAATAGATTCTATTTCTTTGTTTTGTTGGTCATAAATTAATTGTTGTAATCTAATTTTATCTTCATTAGATATTTTTGCCTTACCAATTTGTGCTAATGCTTCTTGTGGTGAGCTAACACCATTTAAAACTTTTCCTAGTGTTGGATTAATCATTGATGCAGCACCAAATAATAATTTTCCTACTGTTGTCTCTTTGAATTTCTTTTTATCGCTCATAACTATAAAATCTAAAGTGTAAACCAAATAAAACTAAATAAATATTTAATTCAGAAAATTGACTTTCATCATCATATGGATAGTAAGCAAATCCTAATAATAAGCCATTGCTTAAAGTTTCCATAATTCCAAATTGAAATTTATTCATTAGTTATATCAATGTATTTTGTTTTGCCATTTTCCTTGATAGCTTTTAAACATCTTTTTCTGTTAGAATCAGCATCTACATAACTTACATGAACCCAATCTGGATTTTCATCTGTTCCGAACTCCCATATTATTTGATCAAAGTCAAGATTATTTTTTATATAGTAATACATTTCTGCATTTGTCCAATATCCATAAGTGTCATCCAGATCCATTGCTCTGCCTTGACAATGTTGAGATCTGCTTGAACCACCAATTGCTTTATTTAAATCCTCACATCTGAAAAAAGAATTAATCTTTATAGCACCACCAACAGCTTTTCTAAGTGGCTCAAATACGTTTTTAGCAATGATCTCCATATTTTGGAGCTGATACTCATTTGGTGTATTATCTATGCCTAAACGTAATGCTGTAACACTTCTTGTAGCTTCTTTGTACGATATGTGTTCGCTTATTTTCATTTATTAATTTGTTGATGTTCTTTTGTATAATCCTCTTTGCTTATTTATAACTTCTTGAACATCATATGGATCAACTTTTAACTTTAAAGATATATCAGCATTCCAAACATAAACTGGTCGCCCATTTTTCATTAATATTAATGTTGGTACTGCTTTTATGTTTTGTTTTATTGAGGGAGCTTGATCTTCTAAATAACCATATTGAATTTTAACACCATTTAAATCTTTAACATACTTGTAGTTATTTTTTTGATTCCATTTGGCATTAATGTGTATAATTGTTAAATCTTGTGCATTACTTGTTACAAATGCAAAGAACACAATTAGGGCAACTAATTTTTTCATTTTTGTATAATTTCATATAGCTTTTCATCTATTTTATCTAGTTTATTTGAGTTTTCTTGAACTTGCTCAGCAGTATTTTCAATAGTTTCTCTAATTAATTGATCCTTTAAGTCATACTCAGTTCTTGATATGCTTGGCTCTGGCAATTGCTTTGCTAATTCAATTTCAGCATTTAATGTGAAATACATACCAGCTAAAGATATTGCTCCAGCTACAATAATTCCAATTGTCTTTAGATCTAGTGTTAACTCTGTATTTTCAGATACTTTACTCATTTTTTAATTTAATTTAATTGTTCAACTCTATTTGATAATTCTATAACACCTTTAAAGTAAGTTCCACCATCTGTATCCTCTTGACTATAATTAACACTTTCGACATTACATCCATATACTTTAAAATTATCACTAGACAAATCGAAATATCCACTTGTTCTAGTTCTTAGCAAAGATAAGCAAGTATTTACTAACTGATTTGCAACTAAATCACCACCAGAATCGCCTTGATATTTAGTAACAACTTCTACCCTTGTAATGACTTCACTAGTGAATGATTGTTGGTTTTGGTCAATCTCATTTGTAGCAACACTATACACCCAAATGTATGGGGGATCAAAACTCCTGGACACCCTATTTGTAACTTGTACTGGTTGACCACTTATGCTTTGAGTGCCTATGGCTTCAATTATAGCTTTTCTTATATATTGCATTGGCTCTCTCATCTTATTTTTCTATTTAGTTTTGATTCTAATTTTTTAACAAAATTTCTAAATACAACCCTAGCTGGATTAAAGAAATATGGTTGTGGTTTTTGTTTGCTAGTTCCATACTCAACATAACTTGAATATTCCATTTCAGATACAATAGCAACACCACTTCCCTCTTTACTATAATTTATGGCAGCTTTTAATGCACCAGTATCAACTGGAGCTTTTAACTTTTGTTCTTTTACAATATTTGCACTTGCTCTAGCAATATCAACTTGATCAGCATTTTTTACAACAATATCTAAGTCAGTCAATATTTTATTGACATTATTTAAATCAGCTTTATTAAATTTTAATTTACTTTTCATTATGAAAAACTTACAGCTTCTATTGTTGTATAAAAATCTGGTGTACTTTCAAACAAATTTATAATTCTATATTTATTTGAGTTGCCATCTATTTGTAAATAATATTCAAAGTAATTACTTGGATTGTCAAGTGCTTTATCTCTAAATATTAATTTTATTTTTTTTTCTTGTTTTCTGCTACCATTTTCTGTTTTCATTTCGCCACTTACATATTCAACATTTGCCCACAAAGTAGTAAGCAAACTAGGTGAAGATGTAAAACCACCATACCCATCAGCACTTTGGTTTAATCTATATATACCAATCCTAGTGTCTAATTTTCCAGCATCCATTATAAAAACATTGATTTATATGAGTTTAAAATATCTCTAACATTTGTTGGAACTTCAGCTATGTTTTTACCAATAATAAAATCAGCTCTATTGTCATAATAAGTTGATACCAACTGCATTATAGCTTGTTCTAATAAAGAATCATCTAAACCACTTGTTACATATGTAACTTTTACTTTGTCGGCAGATCCCCCATCAAGTTCAATAGTTTCATTGTCTAAACCAAGTACAGTATAATCAATAGCAGTTCCATCACTTGTAATACTTGATATACTTGCAACTGGAGCAAAAGGCAAATCAAATGTGCCATTAGTTTCTGGAATATAGTAAGTTCTATTTTTTGCTACAATGTCCCTAGATATATAATTCTCACACCAAATTCTAGCTTGTGTAATCATTCTAGCAATTATATTATCATCAGCTGATGTGCTAACTCTGATATAATCTTTTGCAGTAGCAGTCAATACAATCTCAGATCCAGTAGTGGAATTAATCTTTATTTGTCTCATCTTTAGTTTGTTTAGAATCAATCTTTAGTTCTTTAGTTTCTTTTTTAATTTTCTTTTCCTTTTTTACGATTAATTCACCCCAACCCATTTTGATCCATTTGTCGATTTTGTGATCTTCAATATCCATAATATCCCCCTCTTTATAAATTTGACCACCTTTTTTGATTTGAGTTAATAATTTAATTTTCATAACTAATATTTTTATGTAAAGATAAAAAAAAAGTGCCACTAGTTTTTAAGTAGCAGCACCTTAACTTATTTATGAAATCAATGCAAAGTTATTGAAATTATTTTTATACTTACCATTAATATTAATCTTTAAGCTAGTTTGCCCTAGATTTGGTATTATAAAAAAGCCATTATTAGATTCATCATATAATGCAAAATAGTCAACATACTTTTTTTCATAAGATGGTAAACCAGTTCGCCTAAGAGTTATTTGCATACTGTTGCCTCGCCTTAATCTATCTTTTCCTAAATACTTAACTTGAATTTTAAACATCTTGCCATCCTTTTCAAGTATGCAGTCGTAGTAACTAGAGTTCATTAATGGAGTACAAACATTGTAACCTAAAGAGATGGCAGTTGCTGCAAAGTGATATTCAGCAAAGCACCCTTTTTGGTTATGTGTCATTTACTAAAAATAAAAAAAAACCAGCTGAATTAACAACTGGCTTTTTCACAATCACAAATTAAAACAAAACAAAAACTATAAATTACAATGGGTGTGATTGTATTATTTGTCTTATAGCATCCATATGTTTAAACACTCTAAGTTTTTTTATTGCTGGTAAATTATCCCATGCTTTCCTTTCAATAGAACTAGCTATTATTGTGTCGGTGTCTAAAATGACTAATTTATTATCTCCCTTGTTCATGATTATTGTTTGCTAATACTGATATACCTAAAATACCTAATATAATGGCTGTTAACAAGTCGTTTGACATTTCTATTGCCCTAAACATTAAAAAGAACAAAAGGATTGCTAAAAAGTGCTTTAAATAGTTTCTATTCATTTTTAAATAAATCTTTTTGGACATTTGCCATTATACCAAATAAGTTGTTGAGCTTTTGTTTTTCAGATCTTTCAAATCTGCCTTGCTCTTTTGCTTTTTTTATTGTGTGATTAAATCTTGCTTTTGAACTCATAATTTTTCTTTTAATTTAGGGGGTGACTGTTGGCTCTCTTGCTCCGTTGTAGTGGTTAAAAGTTGTACACCTTATAGCTATCCACTATGATTTCTTTGTACACCCCCTGTTGTTAAATTAATTTTTATACCAATTTATTATCTCATTACTTTTAGTTATACCTAACTCTTTATTTAATTGTCTTTGCTCTTTAGTATCAAGATATGTTCTTGAAACTGGCTGTTTCCAGTCAACACTAGAATAAAGAATCCTATCATGCTCTAGCCAATTTTTACTAAACTTAACTGCTAGATCATTTAGTGTATTATCAATAACATAATCAGTTACTGGTTGCCATGCCAAACATAATTCATCTGTCATATCATTCATAGCTAATTTAAAAGCATCTTTTAATTTTAAGTTCTTATAATTCATATATCTAGCATTAAGATTAAACATAAAGTATATAGCACCACATGGATTGCAATCAACCACTTCCAGTTGTCTGGATCTTGTTTTAAGAATTTTTTATACATATCGAACATAATTAAAAAAATAAGTTTTGTTGTTTTACACCAAGTTGTTCTAGTTTTTTAACAGCTGAATCTAATGTTTTAGATATATGTACACATCTACAATTAAACTCTATAACCCATTCGCCTTGATTATTCCAGCTAGGAAATTGTTTAGCAATATGACCTACATCATCTCTGTTTGTTCTAAATTGAATGAATACAGATTCATTCCATTCTTTGTTTTCTCTTTCAATTTCTTTAATAAATTTTTTCATTGTAATAATTTTTTGTTTATACAAATATATAATTTTTTTTGATTTTAAAAGAATTTTTTTAATTTATTTTTAATTTATTTGAGTTTACCCCATAAAAAAAGGGGTGAAAAACACCCCTTTAATTATAATAAAAGTAATTATTATGGAGTTTCTAAAGCTGCTTTTGCAGTTGAGAATGATCCATTTACGAATGCATTTGGCAAGTAGTTTGTCAATGCTATTCTCTCGCTTACTCTTACAGTTACGAAACCATCTCTTACGTTTGTTCCATCTTCTCTAAAGAACTCAACATTTACGTTGTCTCTTATCCAAAGTTGTGAACCAACATTAAAGTTACCACATAAGAATGATCCAGCTGAAATCGCATTATTGATTATAACTGGCACTCCCATAAAGTTTGGTTGTAACCCAGAATACACTTGATCTTTAAGATAGTTGTTTTGGCTATCTTTTAATAATAAGATTTTGTGGAAATCTGTTGGGTGTAATAGTATGTAACTAGCTTGGTAGTTAGATAAAGCTAATTGGTTTAAAGATGCAACAAGTACATCAAACTCATTAGCTGATTCTACTGATTGATAGAATTGACCACCAGAAGATGTGTCAAAGTCAGCAGCATCTGTAATAATACCAGATAAATTAGGTGCAGTTCCATTTCCAGATAAAATTTGAGTATCCTCAACATTTAATAATTTTTCTGGTGCTCTAGCTGAAATATAGCTAGTAAGCTGTGGAGTATCTGCCAACATTTCTTCAGAAATTCTAAAGTATGTTCCAATTTTTCTAACATTGCTGTCAGATGCAGTCATGTCGAAATCAGATTGTCCTAAAGTAGAACCCTCAGCAGCAGTTGCTGCTCCATTTGAATATCCTGATTCTTTTACGAATCTTACAACATCAGAGCTAGTTGATCCTTGTGGGATTAATTGTCTAATGTGTACTGGTCGAGTAGGATCAAATTTGTATCCTGGTACTCTATCAGCTGGGATAACTTCGCCAGTAAAGTCAGCACCAACAGTCATGTCAGCTTTAACTTCAAAAGATGCAGATCTTGAGTTCCCTTTTACAAGGTTTTCAATAGCACCCTCATTGATTGACTTAACTAAGCCACCTTTGAAAGTTAGATTTTCATTAGCTTTTGCTTCAAAGTGTTTTTTGTTAGCAACTTCCATTTCATCTAATCTCTCATTAAATTTGTTAGCAAGGTTAGAAATTTCGCTTTTTAGCATTTCATCTGCCTTACCAGTAGCACTTTCTAGTGCTTGTCCATGAGCTTTTTCCAATTTAGCATCTATAAGATCCCCAATTTGGTCAAGCTGTTTTTTTACATTTTCTTCCATTTTAGTAAGAATTATTTAAGATTATTTAACAAGTATTTATAAACATCAATCTCATGGTTTTTTTCTGTCGGCTCAGTAGTTTCCTCAACTGGCTGAGTGGCATTGATGAAATATGTTTTGAGTTTGATAATTTCGGATTCTAGAGCATATCCCATATCTTCTGAGATATTGCCTTTTCTAAGTAGCTTACAAATATTATCATATCTTTTGTAAACTTGATCAATATTAGTTGTGCCTTTGACATCTAATATCTTAGCTTGATCATTTGCTGCTAAAGTAACAGCACTAATTTCATATAGTTTAACTTCTTTTATTTCTCTATAATCACCTTTTTCTTCTTTAACTATTGGCATTATACCAACAGAGTTTTCAGTAATTACACCAGCTTTCATAAGTTCAATAACATCAGTTCCAAGTTGTGTTTTAGGCACTTCGGCAACAAATACTAAACCTTTGTCATCTTCATATAGCTCCTTCATTTTACCTATTGGTTGCATCATATCATGTTGATATAAATACTTAACCCTTGAACCATTTTCTTGTATTGTCTTTTGATATGCTCCTTTTCTAATGATGTCTTGGTCGCTATCTTTATTATCAAAGTAAGAACCATAACCTTTTACGATACCATTCTTTTCATCAAAATCAGAAATAATGTCGCCTAAAGGAGCTGCTTTATAAATAAATTCCATATACATATATTTTTTGTAAAATTACTAAAATAATTTTTAATCCTTTGTTAGCTCATTGATTGCTAAACCAACACCAATATTAAATAGTAGATTACTTGATGAGCTGGGTTGATTTGATTGATCTGGATAATAAATAACTGAACATCTACAATTTACCACATTTCTAGCTGAACCCTCTCCTGGTCGCATCATAGCTTCGCCACCTACAATAAAAGAATCTTTGTGTTTTACCTTTTGCCCATTAGCAACAGCATGCCATTCTCTCTCTCTGCCATCTAATGATGTTGACCATTCTTTAATCAAGTTTTCACCAGGAAAAACAGTTAAGGCACTTTGCTCAACTCCATAGTTTGCAGCTCTAGTAGTTTCTGTTCTAACTAATCTTTGTGCTTGATACCTTGAATATTTAGTAAATTGTTTTTTTAGTATTCTAGCTTTTGCATCATAACCTAAACCCATAAACTCAGGATCAGCAAACAATCTTTGTGTTATTTTAATTAATGTTTTTTTTGCAGTACCACTTACTAGAACAACATTTGTTGCTGCTACTTGTTTAGCATATAAGCCAAATGCAGATTGCCATTGAGTAACATACTCTTTACTATCAACACCCTTTTTAATGTATTTGTCGAAAGTTCTAGCATACCATTTAGCAAAATGCATTGATGTATCTTGATACAACTCATTATATAGTTTGTCAAAAAAATCTACTGTGAATAAATATTGGTAGTTAGTGTTGCCAGTTTCTAAAACATTGTCAACTCCTTTGTTATACTCTTTTTGATAATACTTAGTAAATCTTGAGATATTTCTTTTTTCGGTTATTCTCCTTTGTTTTTCAAAAGCATCTCTCCATTTTCCATTACTCATCTCTAATTTGTTTGATTTTCTTTATTGCCCAGTTTACACCAGATGTACCACCCCATAAGTTCCAAGCTACATAACCTCTGTCTTTCCAGGGAGTATCTTTATATTGTGGATCAATGGTTGCATTCTCTCTGTGTCTATTAAATTGTGCCATTCTAGCTATTGTAGATTCAGATAATTTTTCTCTATTTGCTAATTGACTTGCTCTTTTCCAACCAACCTCAGTACCACCTCTAACTTCATCTCGACCATGCTTTTCTCTCCATTCAATCATTCTTTTAGCATTATTAGATGCTGATTGTGGATAGTCATTATAAGTTGCTTTAATTTCAATTTCTGTAAACATTTCTTTTTTAGAACTCATTGGATGTCCCTCTGGCAATAAATCAGTATCATGTTTACCACCTCTATATTTGCCATTCTTTAATGCATATAAAAATGAATTAACTCTAGCCATTGCCCATTGATCGGCACTAGATACATTTGGTCGTACACTACTAGGATTTGTGTTATAAGCACCAACACCTCTTTTAAATACAGCTTTTAGAGTGCCTAAACTAGTTTTTTTTGATGCTGCCTCAACTGATGAATTATGATCTTCTACTTTTTTTTTTAATGCCTTTTCGGTTCTAGCAGAAACCTCAGCTTTTAAAAACATCTTTTCAACTTCCTCATCACTTTGTGCTGGTTGTGGATCTTCAATATCAATATCAGTTCCAGATGTTGGAATTAAGTTAGCTGGTATGTAGTATTCATTAAGTATTTCATTTTCCTCATCAGTACCATAAGACATTGCAGCTCTCTTTTCATTTGGAGTTAACCACCATGCTTGAGACATTTGATTTACAACCTTTTCAGTTTCCTCTTGTAATTCTGGTATTGAACTATAATCAAACTCAATACATAATTTTTCACCATACTTAGGTGCTAACCATCTATTTAGTTCATCAGCTATTTTATTTAACTCAGGAATAACACAATTTTGATATAATGCTTTTTTAGCTTCTTTTACGTTATTGAACGTACTTGATTCTGTATTATTTAAAAGTGATACTGGAACATTATAGATATTACAAAGATCTTTTATAGATGCATTGTATTGTTCAATTAAACTAACATCACTTGCATTTAATCCAAAGTTTACCCAAGACAATTTCTTTGGTGTTATAATTATATCACCAGCATTATCAGAACCTTGAAAGTTTTTTCTAAACTTATCTTTTAATTGTTGTGCTTGAACTTCATTAAGATCACCCTCATCACTCATAAGCACACCTCTAGCTGTTTGGTTTTGTAAATACTTAACACCAGTTTGTACAGCTTCATTATTTGTTGTCATTGATCTTAAACCAGCTCTAAGTGGTGATTGACCATAAAGGTGTGAACCAGATCCATCATAGTAAGGATTAAAATCTTTTATGTGGCATATACAATCAGCTGGCATTTTATATTGACCATTATACTCAATTGCATATTCTTTTACTGGTTGCATAATACCACCAGAAATAATCTCAACTATTTGACTAGGCAAAACATATAGTTCTTTGTATTTACCAGCACCATTGCCAGTTTCTGGTGCAATACCATATATGTATCTGTTACCAGTTAATTTACCAAATGCAATAAGCTCAGTAATCCAAGATGCATAAGATTGAGCTGGATTTGGTCGATCTAGTAATTTATGCAAGTCGGTATCTTGTAATTCAACTAATGCTTTCTTTTTTAAGAAATCAGCTTTGTGTAATACAGTTGTATCAAATGTACCATTAGTCATTGATTTATACCTTTTGTAGTCATTGTCATTTACCTTTTCATAAACTTGAAATGGTATAGATGATGCTGCTTTTGCTATGATATTTACTAATGAATATACAGTTGCATTTTTTCTGTATCCCTCATTAATGTAAGTTGTGTCGTTTTCTGGATTCCAAACTATGCTTTCTCCTAGCCAGTTATAAATAGCTTTGTTATATTCTTGTGCTGTTTGTTGAGCATTTTTGGTCAATAGGTTTCTGAATCGGTCAAAGAATGATGCCATTAAAATAAAATTTTATGTAAAAATACAAAATAATAAATTCTTTTATTATACAACAAAAAAGTCATTACGATTTCGCCACCTTGAATAAACACAATAACGAATACTGTCTAACAAATGGTCGTTCTGATTAGGTTTTGGTTTATTGATTATTGTGCCATCTTTTAGCTCATCATAAATGTAGCTTTGTTGTTCTTTTAAAATATTCATTGATTCCTCACTAACATATATATCAAATTCTTTTAGTAATGATATACCAGCATTAATAGAACCTTGACCTTTTACAGCTGGTTTTGCCCATACTGACATTTGCCTTAGTTCCTCAATACTTTTTGGCTCAGCACTATCACAATACATTAACATATCATTTAGCTTTTGTGCTTTTATAAACTCGGCAATATCTCTATTAGTCATGCCCTTTTTATAAATCAACTCATGAATGTATAGGTTGTTGTTATGCCTACCAACTTTTACAATCCCTAGACAATCTTGGGAAAATCCAAAATCACATCCCAGCACTTCATCATCTATTTGTGGAAAATCTGCATAAGGAATATAATTCCAGTTTTTAAATATTTGCTTTTCACTAAATACTGCTCTTTGTCCCTCACCATATACTCTCCAATAGTCAGGATCTCGTTCTTTAATCCTTTCAATCTCATCTACTAACTCTTTAGGCAAAAACTTATTGTCTTTGTATGTTGAGATAAATAAGTTGGCATCATCTCTCTCTGCTAGATCATATAAATAATGAACTGGATCAGATGGATTGAAATCAATGTAAATCTTTTTCCTGGTTCGCATTACTAATTGCTGATAATCTTCAAAAAACAATTCATTGCCCTCATTAATCCATAGTATATCTCTTGAACTCCCCCTAATCTTTTGTGCATCATCAGCACTAAACATCTCTAAAGTATGCCCATTAAACTCAAATGTGTTTTCTGACTTGTTATGCACTCCATTCCAATAAATACCTAATTGCCTAGATATATGTAAAAAATCTCTTAGAACAGATCTTTTAAGTGCTGGGAGTGTTTTTCTAACTATGCTTATTGTAAGTGGCTCTTTCTCAGTAGTCATTAGATACAAACAATATTGCATCAAGCTCCAAGATTTACCAGATCTTGTACCCCCTTGAAATATGTTTAACCTTTTATCAGAGTTTACAGCTTCATAAAATTGTTTGTTGCAAAACTCTTTTACTCTTTGTCTTTGGCTGGTGTCCATTCAATTAGTTTGCTTTCAATAGAGCTATCATGTTGTATTTCTTGCCTTTCGATATAACCTCTCTTTTTACCTTTTGTTTTTAGTAGGAATATTGTAGCTGTAACATTGCCCTCTCTAATTTGTTCATGTAATTGGCTCTCTGCAAAATCTAGTGTAACATTCTCAATGTCTTTTACATCTGCTGCATATTTCTCATCCTTTTTAAGCCAATTATAATGTGTTTGCCTATCAATGCCAACTTGCTTACAAGCTGTTGTAACAACTGATAAACTTTTTTCCAATGCTTTGAGCATTAATCTTTTTTTATGTGTCGAAACTTGTCTATTTGCCATTTAACAAAATTACATAAAAAAAAGGGAGTTGTAAAACCCCCTTTGATTACCTAATGCCAATAGCTTCCACCTGGCTTTTTATATTAGGTTTTTATGCCCATGCATTTATATCACATGGCTCACTTTTAATAATTATTGATGAACCACAATTATATACAGTTAATCCCATTTGTAAAGCAATTTTTTCATGAGATTCATTAAAATTAATAAATTCCATTTCATTATCAGTTCCAATTAATGTTTCAATTGTTTTTTTAAAAGATTCGTTGTAAAGGTTATTTAAATTTATCATGTTATAAGTTTTTGTTATTAATTATACTCAAATATACAAATATTTTTTTAATTACAAAGAATTTTTTTAATTTATTTTAATTATTTTGCTTTTTTTCATATAAATACAAATACAAATCCCATATTTTATTACTTGCATCTTTTTGATATGCATAGGTTTTAGGAGATCTAATTAATTGACCATCATCATTTATTTCAACATAGCATTTTTTTTTGCCCTTAATGGGAACTATGTAAACCTTTATATTGTTTTTTAAACACCAGGATTGTGCTTTTAAGTATTTATTCATTCTGTGCCAGATATTATGTCTTTTTTACTAGAATCTTCAACAAGCATTGCAAAACCTAAAAATAAATAATTTAAAGCATCTGCATATCTACTATCAATTGGCTCAGCTTGATGCAAATGTGGATCACCAGCATGGCTTAAAATAGCTTGTATGTGCTTATTAAAGAATACTGCCCAAACTTCCATAGGGGTTATACCTATACTTTCAGCAGTTGATTTAAAGTTGTGTAATACATCAATACTTTTGTTTGTGTATTCTGGTTGTTTAGCATTCATTATATCCAATGCTTTTTCAAGGATATATTTTTTTGTTTCAATAAATTCTTTTTGGTTCATAATTCTAATTCAATTTGTGTTATATCATTTTTGTGTCTAATTCCCATTACAGTATCTAATATTGTTTTTCCAGCTTGATAGTCAACAAGGTTTCTAGCAATTTTTTGTACACTTTGTTTGCCTTTATATTTTCTAAAATCATAATCATGAAATTTACACCATTTATCAACTTCATTTTTAGATTCCATTATATTACATTTTCTTTCATTAAGAGAATTTGGTAAAATAAAATTTGTCCAATATAAATGCCTACCTTTTTTTTTAGCTGGAACTAATGGTTCATAATAAGGTATAACATTTTCAATAACATATTTACCTTTAAACCATTTTTGTAAAAACAAAATTTCTTGATATAATTTCATATCTGGATAAACAGGTTTAGTTGTGCTTCTTCTAGCAAACCTTGATCTACTATGAGTTGGACAAGGTGGTGAACTCCAAATAAAATCAAACTCTTGATAATTATCTAACAAATATTGATGAGCATCATCTACAACAACTTTGTCATTTGGAAACCTCTCTTGATATAATCTAGCAAGTTCAGGATCCCACTCAACAGCTGTAATTTCATGTTCATCACCCCACTTGTATCGGTTGCCACCAAGACAAGCATATAAATTTAAAATCTTCATAATTATTATTTAAAATGGTACATTATCTTTTATTACTTGTATTTTCTTTTCACCTTGAAATATCTCTTTGTAAATACCCCCATTATCAAAATCTGGAGCTATCTCAAAATCGCCTAGTTGTCCATTCTCTTTTCTTTTAACCTTTTCCACATGAACTCTAACAACATCACTTTTATATTTTGTTTTTTGCCCTATGCATCTATAAGCAATTAAGCCATTATATGCCTTGTTAAAAAAATCAGCACTACCAGAAATGTCATAAAGAGTAGGTTTTTTATATACACCACCCTCACTTTCAATTTTTCTTGGGTGTGCTACTAAAAACAAATGGGTGTTTGTTTGTTGACAAAATTGTGTTATTTGACTTAGTATTTTGCCTATATAACTATGATCTCTTTGAGCTGAGTGATCTAACATATTCCAGGGATCTATAACACATACATTTATACCCTTTTGAAATACAAGCTCCCTAAATGCATTTAAAATGCCTTTTAAGGTTAAGTTTTCTAAATCAATCTTAATCCAAAAGAAATGATCTTCAATAAAATCTTTTGTATTGTTTAAATCATCGCTATTACAATTTTTTTCATTTAATTTATTTGCTATTCTTTTTATGTGTCCCTCATAAGGAAAACTCTCAGGTGAAAACATTGCACATCTAAAATCATGTTCTAATGCAACATTGCAAAGTATTTGATCTAAAATGTCAGATTTTCCCGAATTGGGTATGCCCGACAATACACTCCATTCCCCAAATGCTAACTTAAAGTAGTTATCAGCTCCTGGTAAACCTATTGAATAATTTGTTATACCATTTTCATTAAAATTTAAAACATCTTGCCAAATGTTATCTAAATTAAGCACACCCTCTAATGGAAAATCCTTAGCTTGTTTAATTATATTTCTAAGTGTCTCTGCTCCTTTTTCAATTAAAACCTCATTAGCATCTTTATAATTACCGAACTCAACATACTTACATCTATACTTTCCAAATCTTCTAGCCAATTCATTTCTTAATTGCAAACCAGCATCATCATTATCAGTACAAAGTATTATCTCTTTTTTATCTTTAAAATATTGATAGCAATTATCTAAATATTCTAGTTTTTGAGATCCTTTACTCGCACCATTCGGAACACTACATACACTATACAAACCAGCTTCATGTAAACTTAGTGCATCCATTTCACCCTCAACTATATAACATCTATCTAATTCTTTTATATTATCAATGCCATAAAATATAAGCTCAGCTCCAGAAACTAATTTAAAATTCTTTTCCCCATCTCTATATTTTACATTTACAATTTCATTGTTTCTGTAATAATTAAAATTGATACATCTTCTTTTAGCTTGAACTTGTGGCATATATTCAAGTGATTCGCCAATTTTCCAATGAATTAAAGTTGGCTCAGTAATGCCTCTATTGCCAAACCATTTAATAACCCTTTCGGCAATGTTGGAATTGACTTTTGGTGGTAAAACATACTCAACTTTTTTCTTAAACTTTATACCTACATTGCCACCCCATCCACAATGATGACAATTATATAACCCCTCATCAATATTTACCGATAAACAATCATCTGATTTATTTTTTCTAGTATGTGAACATTTTGGACATTTGGTTTTAACAGATCCATTTGATCTTTTTAAGTTAATACCAAGAGCCAACAAGTCATTATAGTGATTCATAAATAAAAATATTTTTTAAATATATAAATTTATTTTAAATATTCAATAAGAAAATTAATTCTTTGTAACTTAATAAGTTCTTTTTTTCAATAACATAAGATTTTACTCTAGTCATTTTTTTATTACAATCTTGAAAAACAATATTGTTTAAACTAAAACCCTCAAAAGTATAGTTAGGATAATTACAAGTAAACAAAGCAAATATTTTACAATCGGTATTTGCATATTCTGGTATCATAAGTGGATGATCTTTTCTATTTACTTTAACATCAACACTATGCCCTAGCCATTGGTGATCATAGTCATCTGTTTTTAAAACCTTGCTAGTATTATGTATTTTAAAATCTGGATATAAATTATTTTCCCTTGCAAATATAAACTCACCACCAAAACCAACTATATTTAATTCTAGCATTGATTTTTCATTAACTGTTTTTAAACCATCCCAACCAGTTTTAATTTTATTATTGTGCCTTTGCTCAGCTGATAGCTTTACAATAGCTTGTTCGTATTTATCTAATTTATATACTTTGCCAATTGTCATTTAATAAAACTTTTAAGCTGTTCAATCTCATCTCTATTTAAAAATTGTGATAAATTAAATTCATTAAGTTTATTGTATTTAGTTATAGCACCTAATCTTTCAGAGCCATCAGGATCATTATATAATTTATATTCTTGAATACCTTTTATTTTATAAAAACATTTTGGCTTATTGTATTTTTTATTGTTTTCAATAAATCTGTGGATGTACATAATACCATTTTTATCATGGTTTCTAAGTTTAGTTAATGTTAGAAAATTATTTTTCCAGAAATCACTTTGTCTAGCATTTTTTACAGCTAAATAAATTTCATCTAAACTATACTTATCAATACGAACACACCTATCTAAACACACTTTCCAATTTTTAATTTGTGTTTGAGTTTTTGGGTGATACCTAGAATCAAATAAAGCAACAAAATGAGGGAATGCTTTTTGCATTTTCTCAGTTTGTGTAATATTACTCTTTATATTATTATCATTATATATATTAATATTACTTTGTGGTTCATTTTGAGGTTCTGGTTTAATCGGTTTCGGTTTTTGGGTTTTCGGTTTAGCTTTAAGTGTATAGTTATAACCCTTAAATTTACCTTTGTCA